GCTGCGGAAGCTGGCACACCACCTAACCCAGCGTCAAGCGCCGCGAGCGCCTCGGGGCTAAGTGCGTTAACGCCCGCTGCGGTAGCTGCAGCAGTAGGGGCAAGGGCGTTTGCACCTACACCGCCAAGCCCGGCATCTAACGCCGCAAGCTCTGCGGCAGTATACGTCGACATTGGTGCGAGCGGTGCAGCCGCGACGGGAAACGCCGTAGCAGCAGGTGCGGCAGCGGCTGCGGCGCTCTCCGCCGCTAACGTCGGGGCCACTGCCTCGGCAACCACAGCGTCAGCGACAGTTTCGCCCGCTGCGTTTACAAAAACACCTGCGTCGCTGTAGTAATAGCCCAGCAACGCGGCAGCCGCTTTGACCGCGTCAGGATGGACGCCTAGCGGCTCAGCAATAACTTCAGCGGCTCGATTAACAGCTTGATTTACGCCTTGTACGCCGCCTTTTACCGCGCCAAGAAGGCCACCGCCGATGTCTTCAACGGCGTTAAAAAAACTGCTGAAGAAGCCCATTAGCTTATCTCCCGACCGCTTACGCGGAAGTTCATAGACGCCGCAAGGCTGCCAAGCGTCGAAATAAAGTCGCCCGTGTTCAGGATGTGCCCTGCAATCTCTGGGAACGTGTAAGTTTCAGCAGGTTGCAAGGTCTTTGCCTTAACGATTAGGTTGCTGTCGCCCGCAAGTTGCCCCGCCGGCACCAGATTGACGCTGATTGTACGCGCAGCCGAGCTATAGTTGGTAGCGGTCATCTTGTCAATGATGACTGCTGTGACCGTCGCCACGTACTGAGTCGTCTGAACCTGCTCGACTGACTTGGCTTCAACCAGCGTCTTAGCATTAATTGGCATCGCTATCCTCTGCAGGCAGCGGTTGATTGCCTTCGGCTAGCCACGCCAAGTAATCTTGATAATCACTATTGGCAACGTCAGCGGGTATCCATGCGCCGTCGCTTAGCCGGCGCACAATGCTTGGCAAAGAAGTTAGCTGGTACATACTTAAATCTCCGCGTTGGCAAGCCAGTGAATCGAGTAGCCAGTGCCAGCAGTTACTGCGGTGTTGCCCGTTAGCGCAAACGCGCTGTCGCCAATGTTTGCCGTTCCCGACGTAGGCGTTACGGCGGCTATAGTTTCCCAATTGGCTGACGCGGCGTTGGGGGAGTATGTTGTGATCGTCGGCGCGGTGCGTTTAGTAACCGCAAAATTTACCGGCGCTGAGAAGGCTTGGTTAAGGACTTGCCCGGTAGCATACGCCGCACCAAGTGTTGCGCCGGTATTTTGCGCAGGGGCTGTGGCGTAAGGTAAAGATTTTTCATAGTACCGTTGGCACAACGCTAACTCTGTTGCAAATGATCTGTGTTCAAACGGCGTAGCAACATTGCCAACTTCAACTTGTACGCCGGTCAGCGCAAAAATGTTGCCTAGCGTGGCAAGCGCTTCGACTTGGTCCGGCGTGGCTACCTGATAACCTGCAGTCCAAGCGTTAGTATTTCCGGCATTTCTGGATGATCCGGCTACAAGTGTCCATCCAATGTTAACACCTGCTCCGTTAGTCCAGTTCCAGTTTGATCCTGTAGTAATCAACCCATTGATAACTGTGATTGTTTTGTACTCCCACGTATTCGCAACGGACACTTCGTAGTTAGATATATAGTAGTAATCCACAGACGGCCATACGCCGTTGTACATCACAAGCGAATACGTTCCGGGGACAGTAGACTTAACCCAAAATGAAATGGTGAATGTTTTGTTGACTAAAACGCGCGCGTCGTATCCTTCAATGATTTGAGTCATCGTGAAGTATTCGGTCGCGCTGGGTGGCGATGTGGTTGGCGTTGTAACCGTAAGCCTAGTGCTGTACTGAAGAGAAGGCTCTGACGCTGGGCCGTCTAACTGTTGTGTGACAGACATAACCGCCGCCGTAGCTGACATGTATGACCATCTATCCAGCATACGCAGAGAATTATTTTTGGTGTTAGTGCCCAAAGATGTTGTTAACGCGCCCGATCCACGCTGATTAACGACCATCGACCCGTTAATGATTTTGTTACGCATCCCTGCGAGCTGACCGCCGTTATACGACGTTGCTACAACAGACCCGCCGGTAACGTTGCCCGTAAGGTTGCCGGTGACGTTGCCGGTTACATCGCCAATCACGTTGCCTGCGATAGGGCCGTTAATGGTTACGTTGGTAATCGTGCCGCCTGTGATGGCGACGCTGCCGGCGTTCTGCGTGGACATAGTGCCTGCAGCAGTGATCTGATCTACGGTGTACTGCAACACGCCGGATGAGTTTTGAAGCGTAAATTTGTACGCTTCGCCGGCAAGTAGCCACACATTTGCTTCGCCGCGCGAATCCAACACGATTGGGTTGGTGTTGGCAGTCGTCTGCGCCGCAGTGGTGTACGTGGTCTTGGGAACGGTTGTACCCGCAAAATAGGTGTACAAAAGCCCATACGACAGCGGATTGCCGTTAGCGTCGAGAAACTGCAGCTTTGGGGTCGGCGAAATCGTAGCCATGTTCGACCTCAGATATTGTTCGTGACGGTCAAGATGACCGAGGGAATGCCTGGATGCGGCGAGGAAGCCGCCGCAGCAAGTATTTGACAGCTTGTGTCATCTGTTGACCACATCAGCTCAAAGTAGTCGCCAGCGATAAATTGGTGAATAAAGTTCCACGCGGCCACAAGCTCAGAGTCATTACCTTGGATGCGAACTTGGGACGCTGAGTTAGGTACGTCAACGCCGTTAACGCGCAACCAAATATAAACAAACGCGGTGCCGCCGGAAATTTTATCGAGCTGCGCGGAAAACTGAATGTTAAAGATGCCTGGCCGGTCAACGTAGATGCGTGACGTAGGCGAGCCAATCGTCACGCCGCGTTGGAATCCGACCGTGTTAAAGGTCATGCCGTACGCAGTGTTGATGACGGCAGCTGTTTGCGTGGTGGTGTCGTAGAAGTATCCGTAGCGCGTGGTGATGAGCTGCGGCGTATCAATTGCCGGGATGGTCTGTACGTCTTCCAACGAGAACTGATTCTGGCCCAGCCCCAACAGCGTAAACGCATTGTTAAAGAAGCGATACCACTCACGCTGCATGACATTGTCCGGTCCTTCAATGACCGGAACACGCTGCGCCGGGATACGCGTGATGTTAGGCATTGGTGCCGCTCGCAATCAGCTCTGCGCCCATGATAGCCACGCGCCCATAGCCAGACCCGCTGACCTCATAGACGCGATCTCGCAGTTTTTGGGTCATGCCCAACCGACGCCAGATGACGCGCTTGCCGGTCTGACCTTCAAAGCCCATCGACGCGTTATGCAGGCTTGACCATGTGTGGCCGCCGTCATCAGACCAACGCAAGCTGGCGATTAAATGCAAGCCAGGTGAATAGGCAATACTGGCAGGGCCAAGATTGAACTGCGGGTTTGCAAACAATACCGGCACGCCGTTACTGCGCAACACCGCCGGGTTTGTTACGTTGTAAATGGTTCCGTCTGACGTGCGCACTTCCCACGGTGGGCCTTGCACACCGGGTGCGGGTTGAAGCGGCGGCGGAATTTCAGACGTGCCTGCTTCGCAATCCAACTGCAGGCTATGCTGCGCCGTGCGCTTTAGATTGTTTTCGTTGGTCGGCAACGCGCGCCACGACCGCAGCCAAGTTTGCGGGCGCGTGTTGTAGAACTCAAAGTTAAAAAACGAAAAATCGTAATAGCCAATTACCAACAACGTGTCGTGCCCTACGTACACGCGGCTGCCTAGCGCCGCCATGCAAGTAGGCGTATGTCTTTTTAGTTGCCCCGTGACGCTGTCCACATAGCCGCGTTGGTGCCACATTTGCGTGGCTGCGTCGTACACCCACGTAACATTAGCGGTAGGAAACGTAAGCACATAGAACATGTGCCCGTCTTGTTGGTACGTAAAGCCGATAGCATCTGAGATGGTGCCGTACGACTGTATGGCGTACTCAATCGCATGCGTCGAGATGCGCTGCGGCTGATAGCCGCGAGCACGGTAGACCATACCAAAGCCGCGAGCGTCTGAGCCCAGCCAAAAGACGCTGTTGTCCATCTTGGCAACAGAGTACGGCGCTGCGCAGCCTGTTTCTAAAAACGCGCCTTGGATTGGCGCGAGCGGGTAGTCAGGCTGACCGGCGTCGTACCAGACCTCAGTGGAGTTGGTGCCAAAAATCCAGATTTCTTTGTGGTCGATAATCAACGACACCACGTTGTCTGGCGAGGCTTCAGCGCTGGCAAACGACAGCGGTTCAACGCTGCTGCCATCAAACAGTTCAGTCACCCACACGCGCTGGCTGTTAGGCTCGTTGAACACAAAATAGCCGTTAACATAGCCAACTGTGACTGCGCCAGGAAAGTCGGGATCGCCGATCTTGGCAAACGCAGTTGTGTTGATGTTGTAGATGTAACCATCTGGGTTGGTTGCGATGAAAATTTGCGTGCCATTGTCGACCATGCTGACAGGCCCGCTACCCGATATGTTTGTGCTAATGGTCGTTACGGTAATGTCAGGCGGTATTTGGCCCACAACAAACGATTCGTCAGCGATTAAATTTGCTACTGAAACAAATCGTGACCCGACAACCGCATACAACACGTTCTTAACGACCCACATGCCGCGAACGCTGCCGGTGCCGGCAAACGTTAATCTTGGACGAATCCCAGGCACGCGTTGAAAGTACGCCGCCGTCTTGCCCCCGTCCGGCGTAGACTCGGGGTACATGTTGACGAGCCGATTGTCCGCAGCATTGGTGCTGCGTGCAACGTACGCGGCTCCAAGGATGGGCGACTTCATCAGTAATTACCGGCGAAGATGTTGTAGCGCTGGCGCGTCCCGACGATGCTGTATGGGATCGCCATGATGTCGTCAGGATTGTTGATGCGCTTCAGGTTGCGTTTAGACGTCATTGCAACCCGCTGCACTTGGCGCGAAGGCTCAACACCAAACTCAGGCGCTAGTTCACACGCCAAGTTGTAACGGAACGCGCGCAAATAGCCTGGCGGAAACGACAGCACCGTTGCCAAGATCGCGGGGCGCGTCAGCTCTTCGACCGACACAATGTGAAACTCCAGCACACGCGTTGGTACTGGATAGATGTACATCTCAATGTCGGGGTAGGTCATGTTGACCCACATGACTTGCGGATAGGTGCTTCGCACCGTCTTTAACGCAATCCCGTTGTATTGCTGCTGGTTGATGAGCTTTAAGCCGTACGAGACGCCGGTAGACGGGTCTTTGAAGTACGTCGAATCATCAACCAAAATAGGCCGGTTGCCGACAAAATCGCCTGTCGGCCCCATCGTGCGGCTGATTACGGTCGCCGGCCAGCTAAAGATTTGATCTTGCGTCGCGTACACCGACAAGCGTTCGGTGTTCCACGAGTCGATCATCTGGTTCATCGCAGTCAGCGCATCGGCTGCTGACTCGGGAGAGGGCGACTCGCCCTCTGCTACTACACCAAGCAAGCGCAGTGCGCCTGTGATGATGTCACCCGCTGTAGTCGCCATCGACCACCTCCTTGCGACGACGACCTCGGCGCGCAAGTTGGTTGATTGGCGCGCTGTCTACGGCCCCGTCAGGGTCTTCGCCAAGAGTATAGCGTGTCCAGCCGTTTTGTTCATCAAATTCGGCTTCTTGTTCGGCAATCGCTACTTTATCGCCGTGGACAGGATGTCTCAGATAAATGATTGGCATAAAAGCCGGGGGCCGAAGCCCCCGTCCTGTTTAGGCAGCCGCCATGATGACCCAGTTGGTCCCATCTTCGCAAACCAGCGTCGCAAACTTGCCTGCAGTAGCGGCCAGAATAGCCGTGCCTGCAGTACCAGATGCTAGGGGTTTGACGTTTGAGGACGCCGAAATCACCGTGTAGGTGCCAGACAAGTTTTTGATGGTGACGGTCCGACCGATGTAATCAGAACCGCTGGGCAACGTCACGGTGACGTTGGCAGCAGCGCCGTTACAGATCACGTAGTTTTCCTCGTCGCCCAGCGTGAAGCTGGCGGTCTTGGTGACCGGAGCGTTGAGGTAAAGCGCCGTGAGCGCTGGGTCGGAGTACGCCACGCCAACAGGTTTATTGTTAGACATGACGTAACTCCTTTAGGCGATTTTGTAGACCGTGTACGCACCATCCGCAGTTTTGCGGAAGCGGAACGCAGCACTCGACGTTACCGCAACCGCAACCAGCGCATTGCCGCCGTCGGTAACGCCGGTGCCAAGCGCTAGCGTAACCGCGCCGGACGACGTGCCGATGTTGACAATGTTCAGGTCAAACGTGCTGCCAACCGTCGCGTTGGGAAGCGCGTTGTCAATCGCAACCGCCGTCGGCAGCGTGTACGTTGCAGCCGAGGTGGAGGGATTGGCTACCAGCATACCGCCCAGAATTTGAGCAGCAGACAGCGTCGCCGTGGACGTTGCGGTTTGAGGCGCGTCAGCAGCGCCCATGACGGTTTCAGCGCGATTGCCTGCGCCGACTTGATAACCGCCTGCACCATTGGGAAGAGCCATGATTAAATCCTTTCAGATATGTTTCCAAGACCGGCGCTTACGGATGTCGGTAATCGACTGCCGTGATACGCCGTATTTCAGAGCTAAGTCTTTCCCAGGTTCGGAACTAGCCCGAATCGCCAGCACGTCTTCCGCTGTTATCTTCGCAGCATAGCAAGTCTCACCTTGTTTTCCAACGCGTTTGTGATGCACGACTTCCCCGGCAATGTGCCGCCAAGAATGCCGTTGCTTCAAGCTGCCGATGGTTGACGCGGTGACACCGTAGTCTGCGGCAATCGCAGCGTAAGGGCGTGGGTCTGCGAGAATCGCAGCCGCTTGCTCATCTGTAAGGATGGCATTTGGCCGTTCAACGCCGCGTGGAGCGCGATTGCGCCCTTTTGCGACTTTTTCTGCCATGTTCTCTGCGTTAGTGCCAGAGCGAAGATGCGCGGGATTTACACAGCACGGGTTGTCACAAGAGTGAAGCGCTTGCGTTCCTACTAGCAGATCGCCAGTGTGAAACGCTAACGAAAAGCGATGCGCTTTTTTGAAGAGCACGCCACCAACCTCACCCTTAAACATTCCGTAGCCGTTTTTATCCCTTGCGCCAATCCACTCCCAGCACGTATCAGTCTTTTTGACTTGCATAAAGAACCTTGTCTCGGCGGGCAAGCCGCGAAACTGTCCTGAATGCTGCGCAACCGCTATCGGCGAACCAAACTTACGGTTTCGCTTCCAGTGTTTGTCGCAAAGTCCTAAAGCCAACACGACGTTCTCGCATTCCTTGATACAGCAGATTTTGGGGTTCATACTAGTCTCCGATTAGGGAGACTAGTATGCCCCAACTAGTTCCGTACTGTCAACTCTCTAGAGGGTTAGCCCCAGAGACGGACGGCCATTTGCGGCCGGATGACAGAATACCCGTACAATACATCGATGCGACAAGGAAGTCGATCATTATTGATGTCGTATTGCCGTACGATACGCATCGAAATGCCGTTGTGAACCTGGCGCGAAGCCATGTCCACGCCTTGCGGCATCAGCAGATCGGCGGTCGCAAACGAGATCGCGTCACGGTGATACACAAGGTTCTGCGGGTACTGGGTGCTGGCGCTTCCCAAGAAGGTCACAACTGCGCCTGCCTGCGGGAACGAGTCCACGGTCGCCAGAGCTTGCGAGCTGGTGTAGATCGCCGGGCTCACGCTGACAGTGTACGCGCCGCTGGACGCGGTAGCGTCGGCAGTAGCAACGAACTGCTGCAGCGAACCAGTCGACTCACGGGTCTGCGGGTTAACCGCAAACACGCCAGCGATCGTGAACACGTCGCCTGCCCGGATGATCTGCGAGCCAGTGCCGGTGATGGCAATGGTGGTCGCGCCTTGCGAGGACACGGTGGTCGTCACAGTATGCGCGCCCGTGCGGGTGCCGGTCGTGAACTGCTTGATCGACTGGGACATGTTGACTTCGTCAAGCCCGAGGATGCCTTCGCCCATCATGCCGTTCTTAAACTGACGGCTGATGGTGGAGGTCGGGTTAAAGAGGCCTTTCATGCCTTCGACCAGCGCTGCGTTGGCCGCCGGGTTGACGGTCGCGTAGCGGGGGCTCATAACAGCAGCGGCTTCGTTCAGCTTCTGCTGCGCCTGCAGCAGCACGAGGCTGGTGCCGGGGGTCGTGCCGGGGGTGCCAACCGACTGGTAAACGTTACGGAAGGCGTTGGCAACGTCAGCGTCGATGCTGGAAGCAAGCTGGCTGATACGAGGCTTCAGAACCCGTTCTGCGAAGTCATCGAGCTGCATGGTCAGCTCAGCGGTCGTGAAGTTCACGCCGATGTGCTTTTGGCTCGACACGGTCAGGGTGGTGAACTGTTCCTGATCGTCTTGAACTTGCAGCGCGGCACCGTCGGTCACCAGCGCGCGGTCCGGCAGACGGATACGCAGGGTGGAGCCGATTTTTGCGCCTTGAACAGCAAACGAGTCGTCGTACTGACGGTTAACGTTGCGGGTGATCACCAGGTTGTTCTCGAGGCCATGTGTTCGCCAAGGTTCGCTACGCCTTGACCGCCCTTTCGGGCTGCTGCATGTCACCATGCAGAGCAGACTATCTCTTCACCCTCTTACGAGGGGCTGTGCGCTTCCGGCCGCTTGGCCGTACTCCCTTACGGGATAGTCGTTACACCTTCCGCTGGTGAGGGCAAACGCCGCCGTTTTTGTGTTTACCGACCTGACAGTTCATGCACAGCACTTGATAGCCGGGCGGGAACTTGTGCTTACACAACCAAAGATAGAACGCTGTGCCGCTGCTGCGATACGCACCAGACTTACGCTCCACGTTGCCATCGTTGTTGATGTGGTCGATCGACAAAAACATCCGCTCAGTTTCGCCGCAGCACGCGCAACGATAGCCACCATAGGCAGCAAATACTTCGTCGCGTCGCCGGTCTTGGTTACGCTTTGTCTTTGCAGCTTCAGCAGCGCGTATGGCCGCTTCTTCTTCGGGACTTGCGTTTGCCAATTTCCGGTTGCGCCATTCGCGAGCGTGTTCCCGTGCTTTTTCACGGTTTTGCTCACGCCATTCGCGCATGCGTCGGTTGAATTCTTCACGGTTGCGTTCACGATAGCGAGCAGCGGCTTGGCGGTTAGCCTCGCGTGCTTCTGCTGCTTTGTCACTATCATGATTACCTTCACTTTTGGCTTGGCTCGGTGTTTTCATGTAATCATTCTACATGACGTCCACCGAATTCACACAGTTTTTCTACTGGGGTTACCCCCAGAGGAGACCATTAGTTAATCTCGAGTGCTTTCCTGGTGATCATGTCAATCGTTAAGATTGAATTAACCATGATCTATAAAACTCCTTTGGTTGATAAAACTTACCTACCGTGTTTTGCTTCCCACATCCGAATCTGGCGCTGCCGTTCGGCTTCGATCCACTCGCTCGTGCTCATAGACTTCAGTGAGCGCGGGTCTGTGGTGTCGTAGGCCGGCCCGCGAGACGAGCCAGCGGCAACAGGTTGAATCGGCGCAGGGGCGTTAGACGGCTTCTTAACAGGTGGGCTCGAGGCCACTTTGGCTTCGATTTTCCCGATTTCTTTAGCCTGCAAAATTGGCGATAGGCGCGAGATGCGATCCGCTTCTTTCGGGTTGAGCCCAAGGTAGTACGCTACATCGGGGCCAACGTCGGACGCCTGAATCGTCTGGGCCATCACGGTGGTGATCTTCAGACTTGGGTTGTACGCAACAGCTTCAAAATCTTCGTACTTGTCCCGAGCCTGCTCTTCCTTGTCGTGATACGACTCCAGAATCGCTGTTTGTTGACGCTCCAGTTCCCGTTGTTGCAAAAGCTGTTCGGCCTTTTGAGCTGCCAGTGCTTCGGCGTATTGCTCAACTGACTCAAACTGACTTTGCGAAACAGGCGCGGGGGCTGCAACTTGCGGTGCTGCGACAGGCGCTTTACTGCGATCACGTTCCCACGTTCTACGTTCTCTTGCGAGGCGTTTTCCAATCATCGCGTCCACTTCTTCTTGCGTGAACGTCTTGACTGTCTCCGGCGATGCTTCAACGGTTTCAGGCGTAGCCGTTACGACCTGTTCCGGCGCGGGTGCTTGCGCCGCTTCCGGCGCGTCCGCTACAACTTCAGGAGTGTTTTCCATGTCTACTCATAAGAGTACCTGGTGAACCGCACCAGTACGGTTGTGAATTTATACAGTAGTCTTAGTTCATGTCAAGCGGTGCTTGCGGTTGCACCTGCTGTTCAATCTGCGACTTCAACTTTTGCCAGATCGCTACAGACATTTCCAGCGGCAGTTTACCCAGCCCCATCGCGATGATGTTGGCTTCCTCGACCGTGATCTTGATCTCGAACTCTTGCATGTCAGGCAGCCCAGGGGAGCGGGGGTGACACGATAGTTGGGAATGCTTGCGCCTGAATCTGCGCGTTGACTGCGGCCTCGGTTGCGTCTTTGTCCACACCGTTCGCCCAGATCCAATCGAGCACTTGCTCTTGGGTCAGGCTGGCGTAGGGTGTAAAAGACTCAGGATCGGGCGAGGGCAGCGAGCAGGTGGCGTAGACGGAGGCTGAGTAGCCGTCCACCGTGTCCGAGCACTGCCAGTGAGCCACGATGCAGACATCCGACAGATCGCCTTCGGATACTTTGCAGTCAAGACGGGAGATGTTCCAGTTCATTATTTGGCCTCCAGTTGGGCTACACGGGCGCGGAGGGATTGCAGTTCAGCAACAAGATCAGCAATAACTTCAGAAGTGCTTGCTTGCATATTTTGATAGACAGGATTGCCTTCTGCGTCAACCGCATCTTTTTGCCCAGTCACGCTATTTGGATACACTTCTTGAAACTTGTGAGCCAAAAAACCTCGGGCAGATGCTCCGTTGGCCTTCCAGGTATATTCAACAGGCTCAAGTGCATCAATACGGGAGCCTGCGTCTGTAACAGGGCCGGTAACCGTTTTGAGACGATAGTCTGACGTAATGTTATAAAGAACGCCAGTAGTGCCGTTTTGAGTTACAGACCCAATGACAGTGCTATCGTAAAAATATGCTTCGTAGTAAGTCCCGCTGCCAGAACCGTTAGAATGCCCAATCAATACTTGAGATGATGTTGTACCTAAGTTTTGAAAAACAAACCCGTTAGCGGGAGTGTTTGTTTGAGCATTAAGACCAAAGAGCACTTCCCCACCGCTGGTGATACGGGCGCGTTCGGTGTTAGCTGTCCAGAACGTCATTGCAGCGTTCTGGTATCCGATGTATCCGTTTGAGTCAAAGCTGTTGACAAAACGCAAATACATATCTGCGCCGGATGTTGCAAACCTTGTTACTTCTGAACCAGATGATAAAACGTGCAACCTTACCGCTGGCGAAGTAGTTCCAATGCCCAAATCCCCATCCGCATCCAACGTCATTGCTTGGGAAAATACTGGGTCGTTTCCGATTACCGGAGTGGCAGTCGATCTCCACCACTGATGCTGACCAGCGGTTTGAGCATAGTATGTTGCGGCGTTAGCTGTCTCAAACTTATAGGAAGTGTCGTAGTAGTAATTTTGTCCAAAAAATGAAGTCCCGCCTGCGCTGGTGTTCCCACCAATGACGGTTCCACCTACAGCACCAATTTGCAATACTTTAACGACACTTACCCACGGGCTTAACGATGTCACCCCTAGACCGAGGTTGCCGGAGGCGTCGAGGGTCATCTTGGTGGAGTTTGTGCCACCGTAATCCAGTTGAAATGTCAGCGCGTTATTGTTTTTGGCCGCAGAACCAATCTCAATGCCCCAAGTGTTCCCAGCGGCATTTAAAACAATAGCAGAAGAAGATGAAGCGCCATTGCTGTCGTTTCTTAAGAGAATATTGTTTTGTGAGTTAGCGTTGGCGTAAGCAACCAACTTCGCAGTTCCACTTAAATACGAACTTGGAGAAGTCGTACCAATCCCAACATTGCCGGCAGCATCTACCACAAACGGTGTGCTGTCAGGATTCGCAGAGTCCTCGACCAGAATCGCATTGCCTGCGCCTGTCTGCGTGATTCGCAGTGCATCAGTCGCACTGTTCGCGCTGATGATCGCCGTTGCGTTAATCGCAATGTCGCGCGGCACAACGTAGGTATCGCCTGACTGTGCGGCTTGAATTTGTGGGATTGCTGTATTGAGAAGAAGTACCTCATATGCGGGTGGCATATCACGCTCCTAAATGTTTCCAGACTTTACGGTTTTTCACCATGCTGATCAATCCTGGTGACACCCCGTACTGTTTTGCCAAAACATAGCAAGAGCGATCGTCTTGCCGGATTGAAATTACTTGGTCTTCAGTAAGTTTTGCTGGCCCAGCTTTTGACCCAACCGCATAGCTATCTGGGTTGCGGACAGACCGATCAATTGCGTTATCTTTGTGCGTTCCAGCGTACAAATGATGCGGGTTGACGCACTTAGGGTTGTCGCAAGTGTGCAAAGCTAACATCCCATCGTTCAACGGGCCGACCAAAAATTCGTAAGACAAGCGGTGCGCCAAATAGCTTTTACGGCCTAAATTTACTCGTCCGTACTTCAAACCAAATTTCAAAAAGTTGCCTTGCCACAGCCAACACTTGTCAGGCTCGTCAACTTCAACCGACTCAGCAAAAGTTTGAAATAGACTTTTTTTCGCTGGCAAATCGTATGACCCGTATTTACGTTGACGTTCGTAATGCGCCCAGCATAGCGATCTGTTTTTCACAGATTTATCGCAGCCTGGAGCTTGGCAAATCGTCATTTTGCGCCTTAAATCGGGTTGTAAGACGTGCCGTTACTTGTCAGCACTGTCTCGACAACATAGAAAC